CATTGTTGTTCGAACCAGTAGGCCAAGCGACCGGAGTTCTCCACCTAGCTCTCGTACCGAACCCGACGTTGGCGTTTTGAAAAACGTGCCACCCAGTCGTGTAGTTTGGCGATGAGCCCGAACCAGCCTGAACGAAGATGGCTAGAAAAGGAGAGAAAGATCCCGAACCATCGGGCTCACTCATTGGAGTGAAGCTCAAGGGAAATGTGCCGCCGACGTTTTCCATTTTGATTGCGTCTAGATCAGTCTGCTTTGGGTACGCAGACTGATAGGTGATCGTCTGATCGCCGGCTGGGTCAAGATCAGGGATTGTCCCCGCACCGTTCTGATAGGTAAACCAGTCTTCAGAGCTGGGAAAGAAGATCCAGCGGGGACTCATTGCGTGTACTCCACCGCGAACCGGAAATCAACGCATGAAGAGTTTGAAGAGACGACCATTGTCAACGATCCGTTTTCTGGCAATGTGATGTTCGAAAGACTCGACCCGGTGGTGGTTGACTCTGTCGAAGAAACGGAAACCGCGGCGACCGTGGTGGTCCCGTTCTTGAAGGTCGCCGTGCATGTACCGGATGTGCAGTCGGCGAAGATCGCCGTGATGGTTCGAGCCTTCGCCACCCGGGGGTCGAGGTGATACGTCTTGTTCGAAACCGACTCGATCTGGCCGACGTACGAATCCTCCAACGCGATGTCATTGTTGAACTTTGTGAGATTGATCGCGGACATCGCGGTAGAAGTGGGGACTCCGGTTGAATTTCCAACGAAAAGCTTGTCCTGATCCAAGTTCGGCATCAGCTCAGGCGAAGAGGGAAGGACGAGAATCTTTCCAGTCGAGGCATTGGAAACAAGCACCTGACCAATCTTCTGAACCAAGTTGGACTCGCCGCCCTGCCTCGTCGATGAAAGCGGTGCCAAGGTGCCTTGAACAAACAGGTCATCGCCAACGGAGAATGAAGCAGTATTGATTGCCCCAAGAATCCCAGCCTGAACGACCTTGCCGGACTGGTCGTTGGCTATGTCTTCGGCAGCTATGCCAACACAAGGCATTGTCGAGGCGGAATTGTTCACGGCAGCAGCTATCTTCACGGAAGCCCCAAGTACTCCATCGGTCCTGACTGGGGTGCCTTTTGAAATGGTTCCACCTGTCTTGTTCAGCCCGAAGAAACCAATGGCGGCCGGCGACTGCCATGCCAAAGTCCCGTCCGACAAAGTCGCAACAAGGGAATCGCCTTCTTGCGGACCAACAGCAGGAAGAGTCGCCGTGTAGCTGCTACCCGTTATGGTCACAGGAGCTGCGATCTTGACAGACTTGCTTCCCGATGAATCCAAAACTTTTACGCTGCCCGCGACCGAACCCGAGTCGCTGCCAACCACAATAGAACCGGTTCCGCCGGTTGCCAAAGTGATGTCGTTGTTCGAGACAGACTTGATCCTCGAATTGTTGGTGTCGAGGTCGCCACCAAGTTGCGGAGAAGAGTCAGCCTGAACCGATTGAATCGCGTTTGCCGCAGCAGCTCCCTGTGCGGCAGTTGCGAAATCAGTTGAATTTGAAAGTGCGGCGGAGCCAAGGCCAAGGGCGGTCCTCTGCGCGGCAACATCTGTGGCACCTGTGATCTCAGTGACATGACCAAATGTGTCGATTGCGATGGAGTCCACCCTGACCACCGTGCTGATTCCGCTGCTGGGCTTTGCTTGGTGGGCGACCGTGATGTTTCCAGAACCATCGTTGCTGACAACGACTCCGCCGCTATCGGTGCTTGTTGTCGCTGCCGCGGCAGACTTCAGAAACGCACCGCGAGAACCATCGGCCTTGGCGTACTGCGTGTGATCGTCGTCACCCAGCCCCGTCAACTGCCCGTGGTCAACATTGAAAAGAGGGTCGGCAGCACCGGCAAGGGAAACCACATTGACTTCGCTGACCTGCTCGGTCACATTGATGACGTGAACGTCGCTCAACTTCCATACCCTCCCCTGATGAGAATCTCGCCGTACAAGATCGAGTCGTGAACGCTGCCGGTGATTACCTTCAAGAAGTACTCATACTTCTTGTCTCGACCACGCATGCCAAGCTCAAGCACTTGGTCCCTCGAAATTACGACCTCGAACTGCCCCTGCGACGCATTGGTAACGGTAATGCCAGAGCCAATCGCCAACTTCAAATCTTCCGAATCGTCTGTAGCCTTGGCGCGAACCTCCATCTCGATCGACTTGCCACCGAGATTGACCGCTTGGCCATTGGGCTGCGTGTAATTCACTTGGAAGGCGAGGGTATCGCCGAACAGTACGGATTGGTTGTATTCAGCTGGAAGTGCCATCGCTATCCTTATCTGGGTCGAACTTGATCACGACCTCTGCACGGGGGCTCTCGCCCTCATCCGCGTAGAACTTGTCCGAAGAAGATGAGCAAATGCGGCAGTCGTCGGTGAAGACGCCTGCCGACGTGAGGCCGTCCCGCAAGCTCTTGTCGAGATTGTCGAGATCAGGCTTCGCCACATGAACAACCGAAGAGGCAGACTTCAGCCTCTTCGGTCGTCGCAGGAAAAAGGTTGTTTCGATTCGAACGGGGCAGTCGATCGGCAATTCCCCCTCCGGGAAAGCCTCCCAAGCTGCAATCCCCGCCATGGTTCGGAACACTTGATTCGTGTTCGGCGAGTAGATCCTGATGCCCTTTCCTACCCGTGCGGCACGGGGTCGGGGCTGAGGCTTGGGCTCGCACTTGACTGTGAACTTCCGAATAGTTTCACCCACACCAATCCCCTTTGCACTGAACCCCATTTCTTAGGGTTCGGGTCCATGGCTAACGGTATCTGCGCCGCGACAGCCCTGAGTTCATCTTCGGAAATCCGGTCCAGATCGGCCTTGGCCCGATCAGCAAAGTCCCGACTTTCTCGATCTGCCTGCTCCTCAAGAATTCGTTGGGAATCGTTCTGGATCGAAGATGGAGAATTCATGTAGCGGGAGCGATAGATTTCGTGATACGAATCAAGAACCCACTTGATCTGGGGAGTTTGGCTGCTGTACTTCACCCGCACCTCGTCCAACGCCTCCCAGAGTACGTTGTTGTTGAGATTTCTCAACCTCTCCCTCCACAGTGATTTCACGGCATCGGGGATCTCGGCCTTCGGCCAGTAGTCGGCGAACTTCTGCTTGATTTCGTCAGTGGTCCTCTTCATCGCTGATGCTCCTTTTCAGCTTCTTGATTGCTGCAACTGTGATCTTCGGTCTGCCGTCCTTCGGCAACGCATCTCGGAAAGCCTTGGAGGCCCAGTGGCCTGAACCGGATTCCATCTCCTCCATGGCTGTACACAGCCTACCCAATTCGTCCCGCACGGGGTCGCACCAGCCATCCCGGATATACCCCCTAGCAAATACGAGCCAGCTGTAGCGAACTTCCCATGACAGCTGAAACCATTTTTCGATGTTCGAGAGAATGGTCGTGTGGGATTTGACACCCGCGAAGTGGGCAATCTCCTTCGAGCCGACATCGTGGGCCAGCTCGAAGAAGACGCCCGACCACACTACTCTCACCATCTCCGCCTTGGCGGAGTTATGCCTGATCCAGTCCCCCGGCTTACCCTCCAGCATCGTGGTCAGAGATGCTGCGATCTTGTTCGGGCCGGACTTCACAGGCTTTTCTCCAATTCTTCGATGAAGTCTCTCACCCACTTGGCTCTGATCAAAAAGCGGCCACCCTTCTTTCCGGTCTTGAAGTTTTTGATTCGACCGCTGCGGAGCCACTCGGTGACTCGCTCCTCACTCACGCGGAGCCATTGCTGGACTTCGCGCTTCGTGAGGAACGCATCGTCGTCGATATTAGAATGGGAGTCCGGAAGATCCCGCGGAACTTTCAGCCTTCGTGGCATTGCGATCTCCATTGCTGGCAGTGTCAATCTTCTTCATCGGCTCGCTGAGTTTGGCTGAGAAGAACTTTCCGTTCTGCCCATCCTTGACCCACAGGGCAATCTTCATTTCCTCTCCGGTGAGAAGCTTGATCTTCCCATCGTAGTCTGGCTGGTTGGAGCCTTCGGTCTTGTTCTGGTTCCGCCAGATTGTTCCGTTTCCGGGCTTCGTTTCGTAGTTGGACATGTCAGTCCTTCCTTTCGAGCATCTTGATGAGGTACTTGTCGGGGACATCATTCAGAGAGCGGATCCGCCGCTTCTCCAACGCAGCCGCACGCTCGATGCAGCCATTGATCCATGTTTCGCCAGCGGCACCCTTGGCCCTCGCCGCCTTCTCGACCTCGGCCACCAGATCCACCGGCCGGGGATCTGAGCTAGATCCTATGGTGGGGAGCACGTCGTCGTTCCTGCGATTGTCAACCTCAAGCTCGTCCACGCGGGGGACCAGGAGAAGGTCTCGCAGCACGTAGCTCAAGCACGTGGTCAGGGCTCCGAGAACCGACTTGTCCGCCGGCCTCCCCTTGGTGATGACAATCGGCATCGACGCAGTCCACTGCCATCGCTCGCCACTCTCCGCATGGGACAGGAACAGGTGGGAAACGACGTTGTCGTCAACGATCTCCCACGTCCTTCGGCCGAACACGAGGCCCTCGTTCAGAAGGATCTGCCGCAGCTGGCCGACCATGCCGTCGGCGGACACGTAGTCGTATCCGGCGAAGTCGTTTCTGGCGTTCTTCTGGACGCCGGCCACCGCGGCTTGCGCTCTCAGCAAAGCCTTGTCGATGTTGTTTTCTCTTGCGTTCACAGTTGCTCCTTTGACAACAGCCATTGCGGAGGCTCCACAAGAACCTCCTCCGGGTGCGACACCCAATTGTCGCTCTTCTTCGCGTAGTGGTAATCGCGAAGCCACTCCATGACCTGTTTCATCCCAAGGTCGATGGACTGCTTCGAAAGCTCGTACACCACCACATCGAAGGGCTCGGCCTTCTCTATCGCGATGATGCTGTAGGAATGGGCCGGCGGCCCTTGCGAAACGCCGTTCCCGAACATGTACCACGCAGCCTGCGTGTGGTAGTAGTTGTTGAAGATCGCACGGGAGAATGCGGATGGCGATGCGTCGATCGTAGTCTTCACGTCGAACATGCGGCTGCCCGCGGTGACGCCGTCGATCTTGCACTTGCACTCGATCCCGAAGATTTCGTCACGCCAGTACCTCTCGACCTCGGCGTAGGCCAGATCGTCGAGAAGAGCTTTCGCCGCGGGATGCGATCGAGCCGCACCGGCCATGAGAACGGCCTGACCGTACTCGTCCGCGGTGTAGGTCATCTTGCCCTTGTTCTGCTCGCGGAACTTGGCAAGCTCCTCCTTACCCGCCTTCGTGCGGCGGTTGACCTCGGGGGTCACCGCCACCTGATCCTCCACGAGGTGCGGTTCCAGCACCATGAGGTGGACGAGAGTTCCGAGCCGCATGGCATCGGTCTCCTTGACCTTCTTGGTTTGGACGAGGTTGGCGTGTGCAGCCCCCCTCGCAAAGTGCTTGAGGGTGCTGTGATTCACGCCGGGGTGAGCCCTGTATTCTTCTTCCATGGCTAGAAAGGTACAGAGCGGGGCCGGGCGTGTCAAGGCATGAAAAAGCCCCCGCTCCCGGGGGCTAGATCACACTTCCACTGATTCTCGCTTTGAAAGAATGCTGGGGCCGGCCCGAAGACCGGCCCCAGCCTTTTCATCAGACATATCCGAGGTTGGTACCAAGCGAAATCCAGTCGATCGCCTGATCATGGGTGGAGGTGGCGGTCAGGTTCGTCTGAACCCAAGCGAGGCCCGCCCAGTTCGAGGTGTCGGCCTGAGTGATTTCCTTGACGAGCTTTTCGTCAATGAAGTAAGAAACCACCACACCACCACCATCACGCGGCTCGCAAAGGACGGCGTACGTGTGATACGCCGTAGCTTCGAACCCATCGGGGAGATCCGTGGATGAAAGGGCCACACTGGAGTCGGCCGAGCCGTCGTTGAATTGGCAAGTGACCGTGACCGCTTCGACCGGATTCGAATCAGTGCCATCACCCGACGTGGCCAACTGGAATCCCAGCTTCTCCGTAGGACTCGCCGAGCTGTCCGTTGCGAACATGATGTTCTGAAGGGTGGTGTCGTTGGCTCCGAAAACGATCTTCGTGCGAGATGCCCCCGCAAAGGAGACGTTCGCATCGGCCGGGCTGAACATCGCACCGCTCTCGATCTCATCGGCCGCATCGAGAAGAAGGGCGGTGCCATGAGTTCGAGCAGCGAGAACGGGGGTTCCCGTAAGAACGAATCCACCCTCCGCGGTGTTGATGAAGTCGGAAAAGATTCCGCTTCCCTTTTCGGGGTCTTCCCCGAAGAACTTGTGGGGCAGTCCGAAAGACGCGCCCTTGTTTCGAACAACAGTAGTCATTGCTCTTTCCTTTCTTGCCTATCAGGCGTACGCGAGAACCGCGGCGTTGTCCTTGAGGATGAAGTTGCGACGACGGTCGGTGCAACGAATGTTCATCGAAAGATCGACGTGCGTGGTGAACACGGTGTGCTGGTTCGGAGCGGTGTCCGGACCACTCTCACGCATGTACTCGCCTTCGAGGAAGCACGACTCGAACACGCCCCAGTTGATCCCGTAGATCGGGTTGGCGACCGTGGTAGTTCCGGTGCGAGTGACGTTGCTGTCGAGGTACGGGCAGTACGTCAGCGGGATGCCGCGGAAGACGACCTTGCCGTCGGTGGCACCCACGTCCATGCCGAGGTTGTCGTTGCGACGAGCAAGGACTTCCTCAAGGTACGAGATGACCTTGTAGTTGGTGTACAGGCCGTACCGGTTGCCCTTGTTGTAGTCGCTGTACGCGGCTCCGGGGATGGGCTTGAAGTTGCACTTGGTGTACGCCTCGCGAAGCTCGACGACCATGTCGGAGAAGCCGGTCGAGTCCGGAGCACCCCCGCTATCTTGTCCGCTGCTGTAAGTGGGAGCAGCCAGCGGGCTGATCGTGTCGCTGTACACGCCCTGCCAGTTCTGCCAGCGAGGGGTCGTGGTCGGGTTGATTCCGGCCACGTCGCTGAAGCCCGCAGGAGTTCCTCCGACGAATCCAGAAGTCGAAGTGTTCTGGTCGGAGATCCAGTAGCCAACGCCGAAAATCTTCTTGTCATCGGACGGGCCGGTGGGCTTGCCCCAGAACCGCTTCTCGATGTGCTCGGCGAGCGAGATCATCGCGTCGTTGCGGCGGATCCGAACCAGATCGACGATCTGAGCCGGAGCACGGTTGAAGGCGATCTCTCGACGCTCGATCGAGTAGTTCGCAGTCATGTGCCGGTAAGGAATGACCGCGGTCTCCATCACGTCGGCGACGTTGGTCTGATCAACCTCGTAGAGGCCGGTGTCGCGAGCCGAGCCACTCTGGTCGGTCATCAGATTCCACTGAATCTGGGGGCCGCCAGTAAACTGGACCTGAGACTCGTTGAGAAGCTCACGAAGAGCACAGTGGTCTTGGATGTCGGTCGCGATCTCGGTAAACCGAGCACGGCCAAGTTCGTTCTGCGTCGTCTTGACGAGATCGACGATTTCAGAAGCCTGAAGGGACATTGTGATTCACTCCCGGATCTTGCCAGTCACTGATTGATTCCGAGGTCTCGCATACGTTGAGCGACAGCTTGGGCGGCACGATCGCGGGCCGAAACGGATTCACCGGCTCGGGACGACGGACGTGCCATGATCTGACGCTCGCGGTTCTTGACCTTGGTCGTGAACTGCTTCCGATCCTTATCAATCGCTGCGTCGGGAAATTCCGATCGCAGTGCTTTTTCGAAGAGTACTTGAGCAGACGGTGACTTCTTGCCGGCGGACTTGTAGCCAGCCTTCAAGATTCCAATCTGCTCCCGAATACGCCCACGATTCTGCTCCTCTTCCGGGGATGGATCATCCGTACCGAAAAGCTCTGAGTGGGCAACAAACATCCCGGAATCTTCCTTCGGGACTTCTGCGGGTCGCTCGTTCAGCTTGGTCTCCAGATCGCTGATCTTCTGAGACATCTGCTCGAACACCCCACTGACGGTCTTCGCCAGATCCGCGTCAAGGTAGTCCTCGATCTTGCCGAGTGAAACCTTGAACGGCTCTGGCTCTGGGACACTGCTGGGAACCACCGGGTCGGAATGTTCATCGCCCGGATCTCCTCCATCGTTTTCCTCGGGATCGGGATCCAAGGCCGCTCTCACGACCTCCCTGTCTCGATCGCTGGGATCTTGAATGTCAAAGGGCTCTTGCTCCTTGACGGTTTCGCTGTTGTTTTCTTCAGTCATAACCCTGTCGATCCCTCATTCCGAGGGCTTTCATAGCGGCCCTGCGATGGGCGGCGTTTTCGAAGATGGCTGCGCCGTCAGACGTGTAGTTGAGGTTCACGCCCTTTTTACGCATCTCTTCCATCATCTTCGGTACTTCATTCGGATGGGTGCCGGCTGACTCCGATGTCATCGGCCACCCCTTGGAAAATGACTTGATCCTTGACTGCTCACACTCGTAGCAACGCCTCCAGACCACCCCGTCGATCTCGATGTCTCCGTCGTGCTTATCGGTGCGATTCAGCATTTCCTGAACCGACATCGTGAGCTTCTGGATGTCACCCGTCTCCGGGTGCCGGTAGACGTAGCCCGGCATCAGCGGCCCTTCTTCTTCTTGAACTGGGAAAGAACCTTGGCCGGCATCTTCTTGGCGACCTTCTTCTTCTTCTTGCCCATAGCCTTCTTACCCATTGCCTTCTTGGATCCTCGCACGGCTGGCCTCCACTTTCTGTCTCTGTGAGACGTATTTGAGAAAATCTGAAGAACACCGCTCGTAGTAGCTGGTGTTCGCAAGCATGCGACTCTTCCGATTCAAGTCGCACAAGTCCTGAATGAATACTACCGCATATGGCTCTTCAATTACTTCTCCCCATTCCTCGGCGTCGAGAGACGGGTCAGACTCTTCTCCACCCGGGAGATGAGCCATGAGATACAGGCTAGCATGAGATCGGTTGAGACCCTCGCAATACGCCTCCAAGGTCTCCCATCCCGAACCCAAGGCAACGATCTCAATCTCCTTTGAACCATCCCAACCAATGACTGCTTCGTGAACATCTTTGATCGTCCCGACCCTGATGCCAACCCGATCAGCCTCCCACGCTGCCGACGCCCATGGACACGGCTTCATGCCGTTGTAAAAAGGGCTTGGAACATCAAGGTAGTTTGAAATCCAATTCGACAGTTCCACCCTCAGGTTGGGTACGGAAAGCTCGGACATCAGCTTCGAGAACCCTTCCAAGAAATCCTTCCGGGACCAGTCTTTCTCTTTGCCGCGGACTTCTTGCACTGGGCCTTCGTCGGCCGGCAGGCCGGGTATCCATCACGCTTCTCACCCTTCTGGCGGCCGCATGGCTTACCCGTCTTGCAATCGACCCATCCGGTCCCCTTGTTTCTGGAGAACCACTTGTGGAGGCTTTCCTTGGCCATTACTTCTTCTTCTTTCGCTTCTTGAAGGCAGCAACACCACCTGCCTTCCGGCACTGAACCGCGTAGCCACTGGCGTATGCCGAAGGCCACACCTTGTAGGTGGCCTTCGCCAACTGGGCGCAGGCGTCAAGCGGCTTCTTTTTCTTCTTCTTTGCCATGGGTGAAAAACCTCTTCTTGAGAAAACGTAGCAGACTCTTCCTTCTCTGGTTCATGGCCGAAGTGCAGACCCCGACCGACTTGGCGGATTGAGGCTGATTCAATCCCGACAACCAGAGAATCAGGGTCTCCAGCTGCTTTTCGCTCATGCCTCTCATCACTCCAGACCAGTCGAAGCGAACCTTTTCCTCGGCCTCCGCCGGCCTCGATTCCAGCGACTCGGATGACTTCACCATTCTGGTTGACCACTTTTTCTCGTGATCTTGCCACTTCCTCCAAGCCACCAAGCCCAACCAATTTCCCAGCTTGCCATCATCGACCGGCGGGCTCTTCTCGTAATACTCAAGAACCGCGTCGTGGAGCCAGTCGAACCTGTCAGGCACTCGATGCTTCTTCAGCCTCCAAAGGGCGATGAAATAGTCACGTTCGGAAATCATCTCTGTTCAACAACGCCATCGCCTTCGGGCTTGGCAGATCCTCTTGTTCGGAGTCTTGGAGCAGCTGATTCCGTGCTGCTTGGCCTGACCCGCCGAACGAGCACAGTAAGACTTCCTTCGCTTCGCACGAGCACCGGTGGCGTTCTTTTCCGTGACGGCAGTCTTCAACTTGCTGCCGGGATTCTGACGACGATACTTGGCGACACCCTTGGCCGTCATCCCGGCACCGGACTTCGTCGGACGCTTGTCGCCCGACTTGATGCTCATCCCCTTCATGCCGCCCTTTTTCTTCGCCATAGCTAGTCCTTCATGTTCCTAGCGATCGACATCATCCTGTCCGTGGTCCACTCTCGGTTCTTATCGACATGCCCATAGATCACTTCGATGTCTTTCCTGATCTCGCTGAGGTCGCGATTGGAGATGGTTTTCACTGACTCAATCGACTTTTCAAGCGAAGACACCTTGTGACTTATCCTCCAAACGAAACCGACCAAACCAAGAACGGTTGTTGTTCCGAACGTGATCGCGATGTCGATCACATACGAATGAATCTCCCCCATGATTCCCTCCTGCTATCCGACGCCTTGGTCTCTGCCCATCATCTCACTCTGCTGAGGCGTGGGATTCATACCCAACATCGCCTGAGCCATAACCGTGTCCCTTGCAGCTCGCGTGCCACCGGTCGGCGTGTACCGTCTCGGTGCAGGCGGTGCCGACTGCTTCTTGCCTCTGATCTCGGACGAACCCTGAGAAGCCTCCGCCTCGCCGACCGGGTCGGGCATCTCGCCCACCGGGACCACCAACTCCTCGACCTCGGGGGTGTTCGTCAGCTCGGCGATCTGTCGCGTGAACGCAGCGGCGTCGAACTGAAGGCCTTGCTGCTGAAGCACCGGAGCCAAAGGAATGAGGTAGTTCGATGCGGTGTTCGTCAAAGTCTGGAGTCGCTGCGTCGGGCTCGCGTCCTGCATCGAGACCGGAGCGATCTTCATCTCCATCTCGATGAACTCGGACTCCTCCCGCTCCTTCGCGGTGAACTTCGTGTCGAACGTGATACCGCTGTTTCCGAGCGGGATCGCCACGTCGAAGTCGCGAACCGGGTCGTAGAAGAGCCAGCTCGCCACGTCCTGCAAGACTCCCCGGGTGAAGGACAGCATTCGAGACTGCATGTCGAGGATGCGTTCACTGCTCGAAGCCTTGATCAGCTCTTCCTGCCCAAGCGTTCCCGCCGTCTGCGACAGGCCGGCGACCGCGTCGAGGTTGCCGGCGATGTAGCTGAACAGCTCACGCATCTGGATCGTGAAGGCCGAGGCGACCTGATCGGGGCCGCCGAACCGCATTTCCTTCGTGGCCTCGGGCCGATCGACGCGGACGATGTCGCCGTCGTCGGCTTCGAGGATCCTGTTGCCGTCCTCGTCCGCCGCACCGGAAACGACCGTGATCGTCTTCTGCCGCTCAAGCTGACGGATCAACTTCCGGAAGGACCGGTTGATCGCGTCGTTCATGTCGATCAGGTTTGTGATCGGCGGCACTGGCACGATCGTCCCGGACATGTCTCCAAGGGACAGGATGTGAAACGGCCCCAGCTCCGGGCCATTCCATTCGATCTCGCGAAGCGGGCGAGAACAATCAATGTTGCCAGAGGCATCCGCAGCAAACGTGACAAGAAGTCTTTCATATGGAATCCAGATATCCCAGAGTTCGACCATCGGGAACGCGGCCGATGAGTCTTGGAAGTATGTGTCCTCGTTGACAAGAGTTTGAATGCGGCTGTCGCCATACTCGTTGTGCGACAAGTTGGTCGCAGCCACGAGGTCGTCGCCTGCGGCACCGAATATCTTCGAGTCCTTGACCTGTTCCAAGGGGAGCAGGTATCGGTTGCCGCAGTACTGCATGCTCTCGAAACGCCGAGCGTTCATGTCGAGCAGGAGATCGTCCGGGTCGATCGGATCGACGAACGGCAGGCCGGCGTCGTGCAGCTCGCCGTGCAGCTCGGCCTCCGCCCCCTCCGTGATGCCGACCTTGACAGCACCCGCGAAGAAGATCGCGTCGAAGGCCGCCGTCGCCAAGGCCGTGCGAAGGTCGATCTCCTCGACAGTCTGGTTCACGGTCAGTTCGAGCTTCTTCGCCATGGGCGCAAGGTCGCGACGACGGGACGAGATCGTCACCGCCGGGTTCCTCGCGGCAAGGTTCCGAGAAAACGTCTGCACCGCGAGGGCCAGCATGTTCATGGGCATCCGTTCGTTGGTGTCGCCGCTGCGACCCCAGTGCTTGCCCACGTACTGCTGGAGGAACTTGTGCCGCCGCTCCCGGTAGGGGGTCAGCTGCTTCCGGCTCCACTCGATCGCAGTTTGCAGTTTGCTGTATTGGTTCACCATTGAAGGGCTTTCTTTCTGAGCTGTTCGTTGTGTTCGCGACGCCAACCGACGCTCATGTGATTTTTGATGGGCTCGGGCTCGATTCTACGGCCTTCTTGCTCCATCACCAGATTCAAAAGGGCATCCGCGGTCACTCGGTCCCCATGGTTCATTCTCGCACCTGACGGATCCGTTCCGTGGCTCCGGGAGTGCTCAAGGGAGCCGCTGGCGTTGTAGATGATCTCCCGGTGCTCTTTCATCGCTTCCGCCGAACGGTTGATGAACCGCTCGGCGTACAGGTTTTTTCGGTAGTTCCCGAACAGGGTGACCTTGGAATCCCTCGTCGGATACCAGCCCAGAAGCTCGCTCTGCCTCTTGGCGATCCGACCCTCGGACTGGCGAAGGTACACGTTTCGGTAGTTGAGTTCGTTGACGACCACGTCACCGAAGATCCGACCGGGGCCGGCAGCTTCCCAGACCATCATGGCACCACGATTGTTCGAACCTCGGAACCACCTCGCCAAGGCGACGGCGTACTTGGCAAGCTCGTCGGGTCGAAGGTTGGGGTGAGCAAACTCCCCCACCTTCTCCCCGGTCTTGCGATCGCCGACCGAGATGGCCGAATTGGATGCACCGGTGCCGGTGGCGATGTCCACGCCGATCGCGTACTCGCGATCGCGGGGCAAGTCGCCAGCCCCATCAGGATGAATCCACAACTTGAGCGGACCTTTCGGGTCGTCGATGAAAACGTGTTCTTCTTGCTGAAGATCCATTCGGCCTGTGCGGTAGGGGGCGGTCACATGCTTCGACGAAAGCTCGCTCAGTCTGGCGGGTTCGAAGAAGAGGGACTGCGAGGCTGAGAAGTCGATGTCCAGTTCTTGTGCGACTTCCACCGAAGAGACGCAACGCTTGACCTCTCGGTCGTACCAAGGCGAACGCTTCCTTCCATTCTTTTCGTACAGACCCGCAGACTTTGTGGGGTGACTGCTCCAGTGCATCCTGATCTCAGGGATCTCTTTGTTTTCTGCGACGGCATGAAATGCGTTCCCCGTTCCATTTGGAGTGGACATGAAAACGCGGCACATCGTCGCGTCTCTCGTGGAGGAGAGAACACTGAACCCATCCTGCAAATCGAACGCTGCGAACTCGTCCAGCAGGATCGCGGTGCGACGGTCTCCACGAGCCACTTGACCCGTCGTCGATTCACCATCAATGGACGAACCCGTTGCCAAGTTCGTCAGTCGCAGTTTGTTTCTCTGGTACGCCGGCGTCAGCCAGCCGGGAAGCGTGTCGAGGACATAGTCCAGCTTCCAGAACAGACTCTTGGACCCGCCATCGACGTACGACTCGTTTCTTGAAACCAGCAAGTAGCTCTCGCCAACCGGGGCGAACAGCCATTTCCACAGGAACGTGGTCAGAACAAGCCAGCTCGCACCCATGTCTCTGGACTTCAGAATCTTCAGGTCGTGTACCCCGATCGCTGCGGACACATCCGCGAGGGATTCACGCTGGTATGGGTAGAGGATGAACGGCTGACGAGACGGTTTCTGCCTCGGGTCGTAGGTGTAGACGAACGTGTCGAAAAAGAACTCGGGGTCGTCGCGACACATCACCCGAAGAGCGGCGGCGTTGTCTGGCGAGGCGTATCCAAACCGCAGAATCTCCTCGCGATATCCGAGGTTTGCAGTCAGGTCGCGGGGTGCCGTCATTCAGCGACGGCCTTTGCAGCGATCGCCTTGACTTGGGCGATCACGGAAAGCAGACGCTCTTCGTCCTCGATGTCCCGGCTGGTGGTTTCCAGATCCTTCTTCGCCGGCAGCATGATGGGCTTGTACAAGTCACTCCAGAACTTGCCGGTGTTCGTGGGGCTCGATCTCGCGAACACCAGCATGTTCCATGCGGACAGGCTCGGAGCATCTCTTGCTTCTGCATTTGGATTGGTCAGGTTTTCCGCAACCCATCGGACGTTGCGAACGTCGGTTGCTCCGCCTCCGTCCTCCGCCGCAGGGGCGTCGGACTCGGGCGGATCCGTGGACCAGCCTGTTTTTCGACGCCACTGGATCACGGATTCGGCCTCGGGTCCGATTCCCACCGCCTCGTCGGCACCCTCGCGGGAATCCTTCGGTTTCATGCCGTCACTCGCCAAGTGCGCGTGGACAGCCTCCCACCGCTTCTTGACAGCGGGGTGAGCTTCGAGGTAGATGTCGCGGATCTGGTTCCAGTTGGACATACGTTTTTCCGATACTGACCATAGACATCTTCGGATTCCACCGCTGGGAGTGGACTGCCTCAGGGCAACCCAGCAGCTGTTTCCCCGGAGCTTCGTACCGGGTCAAAGTTCGTTCCGAGTTGGTTGACGACTGCACTGCTCGGGTGTCGATGATATCGGCTAGGACTCAGGCTGGGAGGAATCCGATCGGGCCTGAACCAATACGAGCGGACGGTGCCGTTCTCGCGAAGCGGGCTGGCACAATGCTTCGATTTCCTGCCGCCGCAGGGAGTCGATGCGTTCACGCTCACGGGCCAGCACAGTTTTCGAATCCGGACAGGCGGGGACAAGCCCAGCCCAGCCCCCTAAAGGGCTGGGGCAAGGCGACTCCCCGAATGGCGGGTTACAGAAAACGAAATTTCACTCAGAATTGAAAAGCTAAATCTATATCGCCCACCCCGGCGGCCGGGTGCGATCGCATTCGCTCTCTTACCCTCGGGGCGAACGATACGGGCTAGACGCCCTCGCTTCGCTCGGTCCTGACATTGCCCCTCCCCCCTACCCCCCTCCCCATCACCTCGTCCAAGCTGGCGATCGTAAGCCCTTGACGGGCTGGCACTTGCGTGCCGGTTGACAGGGCCGTCTCCCGCCTGTACCGTTCGGGTCATGGAGACACCCGAACCTACCCGCGATCCTGAGCAGATCGCGCCCCGAATGCACCGATCGTTCGGCACCCTCCGGGGCTACGCCGAGGCCCTTCGTCTGGCCACGTCCGCAGCTCACTGCGGAGACGACGACGGCGTCGAGCTGTACGGCAAAGTGCTCCAGCTGATCGAGGAGGAGGCTCTGCGGGACGGCGTGATCCGTCCGCCGGAGCCCGACTGAACTCTCTTGTGATTCTGCCCCATCGCTCCTCCCGCGAGTCTCCCGCGGTGGTGGGACAGGAACTCAGGCCACGCCGGCAGGTCATGGCGGTGTGGTCCTTACCCCGGAAAGCCCTCCGCCGTAGCCCACCACGCGGCGGGGGGCTCTTTTCACTCTGCACTGAAACTTGGGAATCTTCGCAGATTGGTCGGTCCTTGGGGTTGCACCTACTAGCACAGTTGCTACCTTGTGTCTGTCGGGCAGGGATTCCCCCCGCCCCCACCGGAGACCATGACCATGACTAACCCCCTCCTCAACGCTCTCGCTGAAGGCGAGAACGTCCCCAACGGCTTCCTCAACGCCGCCCAGCGAACCATCATCATCGACTGGATCTGCGGGATCGAAGAAGAGACCACCCTGCTCGACGGGCACATCACGCAAGAGGAGATCGAGGAGATGCGGGAGTCGCTCAAGTCGCTCCCGAACCCCGAACTCCGCGAGGAGATGAAGGCCCTCGCTGACCCCTGTCTGAACAAGGCCGTCCGCAAGGCCGCTAACGGCTGACTACAACCCGGGGGCTTCGGCCCCCTCCCCTCACCCCCCAACAGGAGACCACCATGACCACGACCAAGATCATCGACCGCCACGCCACCGAGAAGGCCATTTGCGACGAGTTCTACCGCCGCAACGGCGAGAACGAACTCGCCGAGAAGTCCACCGAGGTCGCTGTGATGAGCGACGAGGAACTCGTCCACTGCGCGTGGTTCTACCGCGTCGAGGTGGTGTACGCCACAGACATCGTTCAGATCCCCGCGAGCGACTTGCGGGCCGGCGACTTCATCATCCGCTGCGACGAGTGGCCGAACGGCCGATCGGTGTTCGGTGTTGAACACGACTGCGGTGGAGTCAGCATCATGTTCAAGACATGCGACGACGGCACTTGGTATCACGACGAGAACGTCGACCCCGAGATCGGCATCAAGATCTCGAAGCACTTCTCAGAGCGATTCGCCAACTGACTCCCCAAAGGAACAAGGCCATGACGACGCACTACGACGCCCTCGAAACCCTGCCCGAAAACGCCAACCACCTGAACTACCGGCCGGATCTTCCCGACATCTCGATGGGTAGCTGGTGGGCGAAAGATTCCAAGTTCGCTACACGGATGAGCTATTCCGAGGCCGATCGGATCATCCGCGAACACATCGGCCCGCGAGGCCACATGCTCTTGATCGAGCCGCTTGCCGAGCCCAACGCCCAGTGGATCGTCGTCATCGAGGACGACCACGAGTACTACCACCTCCCCAACCTCTACCTCGCTTGACCCCGACTTGCACCCCACTAGCAGACCTGCTACCCTCACGGAGTCGAGGGGCATTCCGCCCCTCCCAACAGGAGACCATGACCATGACCACGGCCATGCCCACGACCACTCGCACCATCGGCTTCAACAGACACGACGGCCACGCAATCGTTCTCGACCGCAACGATGGCGGAGCCCCAGTCCTCCTCGACTACGTCTGGACCCGTCGCCGACTGACCGAGAACCGACATATCAAGAATGCGGCGTGCGACAGCCGACGCTATGCGAACCGCGTCGCGATTCTGTGCCGAATCATGGATCCGAAGAACGAGTACCGAACCGTCGAGCTTTCCGGATGGGGATGGGTCATCAAGAAACGCGATCACTTCACCAACACCGTCAGCACCGTCACGCACATCGGCGCACTGGGCGGAGCGCACCAATACGACGTTCTCATTGCGGTGTCTGAGATCGCCGACTTGTGCGGCTACAACAGCACCGCCACGTTCACCTACTGAATCACTTCACCACGGGGGCATTCGGCCCCCACCCTTCACCTCTCACAGGAGACCAAGACCATGGCTTACGACATGAACGAAGAGTACGAGACCACCGACCGCGATCACGCGGAGAAGGTGCTGCGGATGCTGAACCAGTGGGGCAAAGACCCCAAGTGGGTGATCACCGAATTCGGCTATGGGGTCGGTGAGGCCTACTGCTTCACGCGAGCCGATGGCTCGACGGACGATCGTGCCACGCGGGAGGATATCAACCAGAGCATCCACCGTGGGCTCGACCGAGCCATCGACGAGATCTGGGCTGACTGACCACACCCCGGGGGGGCTTCGCCCCCCCCAACAGGAGACCATGACCATGGCCACTCGCTTCATCAACTTCAACATCAAAGATGGCTCGGCGATCCGCATCAACCACCACGATTACGACACGGCCATCCTCGACAAGGTTTTTTCG